GCCTTAGAGTCAAACCAAAAAACCTTAGACTCAAAGACGGCTAAACTGAAGAAAGCTGAAGGTGACTTACAGCGGCTACGCAATGAAAATGAATCCCAATACAATAGAGCAATAGAGCTTAGAAAACAAAGACAGGGTGATGTTCCCAAGCTAGAGGCAGAGAAGGTCAAAATAAAAGGTCAAATAGAGACGCTTCGGGCTGAACAACAGAAGACCAGAAAACGAGGTGGCATCAAGCCGCTGCAAGATAAGCTAAAAGAAATAAATAGAAAGCTCACCGAGGAAAAGAAAAAGCTAAGAGGTACAGAGAAAGGCAAGAAGGGGCAGCAACGTGAAGCAGGTAGCTTTAATGTTAAAACTAGAAACCAGTTAAACGCAGCAGCAGATAAAGTTAGCGGCCTAAAAGCCGAAATAGAAAAGCTGGAGATTGACTTGCAAGCTAGAGTTGATAGAGAGGCTTCTCTTAACTTTAAGATTGATGAAGTTATAGCTGCGTTACCGTCTAAGATTGGTAATCAGATCAGAGGTCAGCTCAAGACTAGAGACGGTGCTACTCCAAAGGAAAGGAAAAAAGCTATCAAGGCTATACTTGATGCCAAGTACGGCGACTTTGACGACCTTGAGTTTCAGGCTAGGGCTGAAGAAATAAAAAACAGAATCATATCTAGCCCTGACGCAACGCTTGAATACTCTGACAAAAGCAGACTTGGAGATGGGTTTGATCCTAAACCTGAGAACAGAGGCAAGTCAGCACCATTCAGAGCTAGAACGTTCACGATACCTGACGAGCTAATTCAGGACTTCTTAGAGAATGACATTAACTTGTTAGCTCAAAGACATCTAATGAATATGGCTCCTGACATTGAGATCAAAGCTCAATTCGGTTCTCTTGACTTAGAAGACCAGTTCAGAGCAATCAATGATGACTATGCGATCTTAATCAAAAATGCACCTAATGAGAAAGCAAGGGCTAAGCTGGAAAAATCTAAAGCCAAAGACCTTCGGGACCTAAAAGCTATGGTTGACCGTATGCGTAATGTGCATGGCAACTTTGACCCTAACAATATGTGGCATAGAGTAGGCAAGGCATCGAGAGATCTAAACTACATGAGGCTAATGGGTGGCGTTGTTGCGTCATCTGTCCCTGACCTTGCAAGAATAATCATGTCAAATGGGTTAGGCAAGGCGTTTGGCAATGCTGACAAGTTTGCTTATGCAATGGAAAAAAACAAACCGTTACTAGGAGAAATCCAATCTTACGGTATAGCTATAGACTCACTTATTAATGGTAGAGGCAGCCTGATTGCTGACATACAAGATGTTACTAGGGGCGGTACTAAGTTTGAAAGAGCACTAAGTACTGGGGCTAGAAAGTTCTCCAACATTAACTTAATGAATCAATGGACTACTGCGGTTAAATTTGTCCAAGCCATATCTATGCAGTCAAGATTAGCAGATGACTTAGTAGCAGGCGGAATACCTAAAGAGCTGAAAAGACTTGGTATCAATGACGAGCAAGCAAAAAGAATAGGCTCATTAATCAAAGAGCATGGAACAAAAAGTGAAGGTAACTGGCTTGCAAACCGTCACTTATGGGATGACCCTGAGTTGGAACAGTTGTGGGCTGGCGCATTGAGACAAGAGACTAACCGAGTTATTGTTACACCCGGACAAGAAAAGCCAATAGTCATGTCAACACAGATGGGGCAAACGCTTTTCCAGTTCAAGTCTTTCATCATGTCGGCGCAAAACAGAATCATGCTTGCCGGGCTTCAGAAGCAAGATGCGAATTTATATCAAGGCTTGGTTACTATGATGGGTCTGGGCATGATGACGTATATCTTTAAGCAATGGAACGCTGGCAGGGAAGTAAACTATGATATTGAAAACTTAATCATAGAAGGTATTGATAGAACTGGCGTGCTTGGTGTTTTAATGGAAGTAAACAATACATTAGAAAAAGTATCAGGTAATAACTTCGGTCTTAGATCGTTAGCTGATGTAACGACAACATCAAGTCGGCAGGCAGGAAGAAGTGTTATTGAGAGCCTCGTAGGGCCGAGCTTTGGTACAGCAGGGAATCTGGCTAAAACTCTATCAGGCCTTACGGGTGAGGGAGAGATGACCGAGTCAGACAAGAAAGCATTTATGAGACTGTTACCCGGTCAGAATCTTTTTTATCTTAGACGCGGAAGTGATAAACTTGTTAAACAGATTACTGGAGAAGACTAAATGTCTGCAACAACAATTATAGTTAATGATGTAGAGCCTAGACGGCAATATACTGCAACAAGCGGTCAGACTGTCTTTGACTTTCCTATTCCTTTCTTTGAGGATGTAGACTTGCAGGTGTACCTTACTCCAGCAGGTCAACAGTCTAACGATACAGCAGACATTCTCACACTAACAACTGATTACAGTGTAGCAGGCGCAAACACACAAGATAGCGGCGCTATAACACTTGTTACTGGCGCATCAACTGGCGACATCATTACCATTGAAAGGGTAGTGAGCATTGCTAGAACAGCAGACTATCAAACGTCTGGTGACTTACTTGCCGAGACAGTAAACCGTGAACAAGATACAGAGATATTTATTTCTCAACAATTAAGAGCCGACATTAATCGCTCATTCCGGTTTCCGATTACTGACTCATCTGGTGCATCACTTGTTCTACCATCACCAACAGCAAACTATGTTATCGGTTGGAACAGTGATGGAGACTCTATTACAAATTTCCAAGAGATTGGTCAGTATCAAGGAACAGATGCGACGGTAACAACAATAAGTTATTCCGTTCGAGATCTGGTCAAGTCAACAAGTGCAGGCCAACTAGACAATGTCTATATTTGTACACAGGCATCGCCAGCAGGCACATCTTTAACCAATACATCCTACTGGTCCCTAATAGTTGACGCTGTATCAGCGGCTGCATCAGCGACTAACGCAGCAGCATCAGCTAGTGCAGCAGCTACTTCTGCTAGTAACGCATCAACCAGCGAAACTAATGCAGCAACCAGTGAAACTAATGCAGGAAACAGCGCAACAAGCGCGGCAACTTCTGCTACAAACGCAGCTAACAGCGCATCAACTGCATCAACAGCAGCAAGCAATGCCTCTACTTCAGAGTCCAATGCCAGCACAAGTGAAACTAATGCAGCGGCTTCGGCTGTATCTGCAAGCTCATCTGCTAGCTCTGCATCCTCTAGTGCTAGTAGTGCATCAAGTAGTGCAACAACTGCAACTACAAAGGCTTCTGAGGCGGCTACAAGCGCATCTAATGCTGCTACATCAGAAACCAATGCGGCTAACTCTGCAAGCGCAGCTAGTACATCTGCTACTAATGCTGCAACAAGTGAGAGTAACGCAGCTACATCAGCTACTAATGCAGAGACAGCTTACGATAACTTTGATGATAGATACTTAGGTGCTAAGGCAAGTGATCCTACATTAGATAATGATGGTGACGCGCTTATAACTGGTGCACTGTATTTTAATACTACTAATGATGTCATGAAGGTATGGGAAGGCTCATCATGGGTCGCAGCTTACGCTTCACTATCAGGTGCTTTAATTGCATCTAACAACTTATCTGACTTAGACAGCGCATCATCTGCCCTTACTAACTTGGGCATAGCTAATCACGATGACATTACTGTAGATGGTAGTGGTAATGTAGGTATTGGTACGAGCAGTCCGAGAGCGCAACAACACATTTTTGGTTCGGGTCAAGCCACCGCAGCTCTTACTGACGCAGGTGCTCGTGGTGGCATGCTGCGAGTGTCTGACGACAACGCTTCTGCTGGTTCAGGCGGGGCAATCTTATTCGCAAGCTCCCAAGGCGATGCAGCAAACTCTCTCGGTTTTGCTGCTATTAAAGGCTTACTATCCAACGGCAATGATAGGACAATTGGTGCGTTAGCTTTTTCGATGAGAGCATCCACAACTGATACAGCCTTGAGTGAAAGAATGAGGCTAACCAGTGATGGCAAATTGGGCATTAACACGAGTTCGCCTACGTCTAGGCTTGAAATTCAAGACGAAACTGACATCAGCATGAACGCTTCTGGCACAGGGCATCTTGAGATTGATGGTAATGGTTACAACTTTGCTATTGCTCTAGATTCAAGTGGTGCAAATCTATACACCAATAGCGCAAGCCGTGATCTAATATTTGGTACTAATGAAACAGAACGCATGCGTGTTACATCATCAGGCATCTCTGTAACTGGTAATGTCACAGCAACAGGTAACGTTACAGCTTACTCTGATTTACGGATTAAAGATAACATCGAGCCTATTGCTAATGCTTTATCTAAAGTAGACTTGCTAAATGGTTACACCTTTGACCGTACCGATATTGATACGCCAAGACAAACAGGTGTTATCGCTCAAGAAGTTCGAGCAGTCTTACCTGAAGCAGTTACCGAAACTGACGACGGCACTTTAACCGTAGCCTATGGCAATATGATGGGCTTAATGATTGAAGCAATTAAAGAGTTAAAGGCAGAAATCGATGAGCTAAAAGGGGTTAAGTAATGGCTTTGCCTACTTCTGGTGCTTTAGATTTATCCGACATTCAAACTGAGTTTGGTGGCAGTAACCCTATTAGTCTTTCAGAATACTATGCTGGTGGGCTTTATGTACCTTCAGGCACTTCAGGGACTAATGGTGCAGTTCCTACTTCTGGTGAGATTGCTGTTAGTGACTTCTATGGCACTCAGTCTGGTATTACTATTACGGTGACTGAGGGTTCAGGTTCGTTTGGCGCTTACCACGTAGGGTATGGTTTTCACACAGCGTTCGCTCTAACTAATCAAGGGGCTGGTCCAGCCTACGGCTCTGTATCACC